TACCGTCACTTCGTAACACAGCAATGAACAGTGTGGTTCGGCGCTTCGTTTTCACATTAAATAACTACAGTGAAGAACAATATGTACGCGCGATCGACTTTTTACAACACTATTGCAAATATGGAGTGGTCGGAAAGGAGACAGGCGAATCTGGAACCCCACATCTGCAAGGATTTTGTAACCTTAAAAAGCAGATGCGCTTCAACACTATTAAAGCCAAGCTCGATAACGCAATCCATCTTGAAAAGGCAAATGGATCCGACACAGACAACCAAAAATATTGTACGAAATCTGGGGACTACTTTGAAACGGGGACTCCAAGTGGACAAGGGACACCATAACGATTTGGCAGCCCTTGTGGACGCCATTCAGAGTGGGCAAAGGGACATACGCACTATCGCCGAGGCTTTTCCCACCAGTTATATCAGGTACCATCGCGGAATTAAAGAGTACCTCAAAACCACATGCCCAATTAATCCGCGAACGTTTAAAACCTTCGTTTACTACTATTGGGGACCGACCGGCACAGGGAAATCCAGACGTTCGCTCATGGAGGCTACGTCCATAGAAGGAGGAATATACTACAAACCACGCGGAGAATGGTGGGACGGATACCACCAACAAGACAACGTCATAATAGACGACTTCTACGGATGGATAAAATGGGACGAACTACTAAAAATATGCGACCGATACCCATACAAAGTACCAGTAAAAGGGGGATACGAGGAATTTACAAGTAGGAGAATATGGATTACAAGCAACGTAGACACAGATATGTTATACAAATTTACTAATTACGATCCAGCTCCATTCGAGCGTCGTATTACAAATAAAGTACATATGTAATCATATAAAACCACGTTGTTGAATAAATTTAACATATAAATCTTGAACAATCGTGTAATAACTTGACCCTGTAAGTCCTTCCACTCCCTCAAACGCAATAAATCCAGTATATAGGTTAACATCAGTAGCGTCAGAGCCAATTTGCACCAGAGGTTTCCAATCTTCACGAATAAGTTTAAAGACAGAACCAGAACCAGCAGTCTGAACTCCAATTCGAGCAAGCGGAACATAATTCATTTGTCCGAACGATGTACCACGATATACTTTAGCTCTATCAATAGACAAACAAGCTGGAAATGTAGTAGTGAGAGTATCAGTAGGCCGATGATAAGGAACCATTGCGTAATTCGGGATTCTCGACGTCGTATTATTTGCAACATTTTGCTGAGGATATACACGGACACGTAATTTGTATATCTTAACACGTTCCCAATTAGATGCCTGATTAGTAAATTCAGAAAAATCAGACGGACGCACYTGCATAGACTGTAATCCCAACGCAGAGTTCGTATGCGTATACTGAATAGTTCTCGTAAGCTTGCAATACATGGACGGCGTCTTACTCCATTGTGAACGCCGTCTACGGTGAAAGGAACGACGAAAAACCAGTCCGCGCCGGATGCCGACGCGACGGCGCCGGCGAAAGGGAGCTCGGCGGCGGTAACGCATGACCATGACTGAGCGCAACGACCTCGCGCGCTATTTATATACTCACCTTGAGCGAGTGAATGTATCACCAGTCGTTGCGCCAAAACCCCCCCCCGCCGACCCCCACCTCCGCTCCGCTCCGGCGGGTCGGCGGATAGGTAGGGGGGACCGGCGCGGCAAGATAAGCTGTACCGAAGTGTACCGAAGTGACGGGTAATACTA